GGCTTTATCTTTCTGGCTGCTCATGTGATCTTGCTGGGCATCGCGCCGAGGAGATAACTTGCTGCACAGTGATAGGGTTTGCAAGCGTAAAACCTTGCAGACTTTGTTGCTGTGCAGCATTTTATTGCGGCGGCCCTCGCATTACTGCCCGTAAATACTCATCTTCTCGGCTAGCTCGGGAGAAGCATTGCTCTCGTTAGTGCTTCGCATAGGAAAGAGCAGGAAAGTTCGGTGCTTTGCTGACGGGGGGAGACCTTTTTTGATGCTGTAAAGCTGCAAGTCCTACATAGGCAGCACCCAAATTTTCTAAAGTCTAGAAATGAGTTCCCCACTAGTGTAGTTGCAGTGTAGTGTGTAAACTGAAAACTCGGACTCCAATTTCGGAGCAAACTAGTTATGAGTAGCAATCGTGAAAAAGCACTGGAGTTACTGGGTGCTAATCTAGAAAATGTAGTTGTTGCTAATGCCCTGGGAGTAAGTGAAAGCTTGGTATCTCAGTGGCTCAGTGACGAAGCATTTGCGGTAGAAGTACAGAAGCGGAAATTGCAAAATCTCACTGAAGCAACCAGTAGAGATCGGAAGTGGAATACTCTGGAGGATCAACTACTTGATAAGCTTGAAGGATTACTACCAATGATTGTAAATCCTATGGCAGTAATTCAAGCACTTAAAGCAGTCAATGGTGCTACTAGGCGTGGCAGCCAACGAGAGTTGGGGGCTGTGGCACAATCTACACATCTACACCTTCACATGCCTGCGCTTTTGGCGGCGAAGTTTGTCGTAAATCCCACCAACCAAGTAATTGAAGTAGATGGAAGGAGTGTAGCTACGATGCCTGCTAATGCTGTGGTAGAAGAAATGTTGAGGAGAAAGACTGCTGGTTTGCTGGATGCTCCGCAACCTCAAAATCCTGATGATGCAGATATGGAACGTGCTCAAGCTCGCCTTACTAATCTTCAGAAGCTTGAACATCTTCCTATCCATCAAGTATTATAGTATAAGATTCGCATGGCAGAAGTAGCAGAGCTGCCTCCAGAAACAGGAGAAGCAGTATACAGCAGAGATGAAGTAATTAATAACTGCAAGAGTGACATGAACTTTCTTGCAGGTATATCTATTCCTGACATATTCAAGTTCTTTTTTCCTGCAATTTTTATTGCAATTTGGGGTTTACTAGTAGAAGCAGTAAGTAAAACTAGTGGTCTTCTTCAACTTGCTATTGGCCTTCCCCGCGGTTTCGCTAAAACAGCCTTCCTAAAGCTTTTTACAGTATACTGTATTCTCTTTACAGATAGAAACTTTATTCTCATTGTCTGTAATACTGAGCAGTTAGCTATGAACTTTCTAGCTGACGTTGTAGATATTCTTGAAAGTTACAATATGAAGCGCCTTTTTGGAGACTGGCGCCTGGGTATCGAGAAAGATACTCAAGGATTAAAGAAGTTTGGCTTTCGTGGTAGAGACATTATCCTTGCTGGAATTGGTGTTGGTACTTCCATGCGAGGATTAAACATTAAGTTTCGTCGTCCAGATGTAATTATCATGGATGATATGCAGAGTAAAGAAGATGCAGAACAGAAACTCGTTGCCATGAAGCAACTTACATGGATGATGGGTACTCTTATGAAGGCGCGAAGTTACGAATGTTGCCTTTTCGTATTCGTAGGAAACATGTATCCCTATGAAGATTGTATTCTCAGGAAGTTGAAGTACAACTCCAAGTGGATTAGCTTTATTTGTGGTGCTATTCTTGCAGACGGAAAGAGCCTTTGGGAGCAACTTAGGCCAATTAACGACCTTCTCGCAGAACTTGAGAATGATATAGCTTTAGGACATCCAGAAATCTTCTACAGCGAGGTTCTCAATGATGAAGAAGCTGGTACAGTCTCTGGTATTGACATTTCAAAGATTCCTGCATACCCCCAAACCCTCGATACTATTGAACCTCAAGGGGGTTGTATCATTATTGACCCGGCGACAGGTAAAAAACAAGGAAACGATGTCTCAATAGGTAAGTTTTACATCTATGATGGCAAACCAGTATTGAAAGAGTTGCGTGTAGGAAAGTTTAGTCCTCTGGAGGCCATACACATCTCTCTAAAGATGGCATTAGAGTCTCATGTTAAAGTTATTGCCATTGAATCTAATGCATATCAGTATACTTTTCTATTTTGGTTCAACTTTGTATTAGAACAACTTCAGATTCAAGGTAGCGGTATAGAACTTTGCGAACTTTACGCAGGAGCTTTGAGCAAGAATGCCAAAATTAAAGATATGCTGGCGAATTTACTCAAAGGTCTTATTCTTCTTCACCCTTCTGTTCGTGCAGCGGTAGTTTACCAGATAGTTCATTGGAATCCACTAAAGACGCATAATACAGATGACATTCTTGACTTACTTGCTTGGATTTTTCGTGCTATGGAGCTTTATGGGCATAGTATGGATATTGTTGGTTCTGTACCATTGCACCGCGACGACTCTCCGCCGGCACTACAGTACTACGGGGGAGAAGCACTCGACGATACTTCTGAAGTAGCAAACCGACTTCCAATCTAAGGAGCATTTCCTACTATGTCTTCCCCTTCTCTTCCATTTCAAGTAAATACAAAACAACAAGAAGCAATTGTTAAGTATATGACAAACTGTGTAGAAAGTCTTTCTACAGTTTGGAACTTACGAGAGCAATTTCTTCTCCGTGACCTATTTTACTATCGTGAAATGGATAGATCAGTAGAACAATCTCGTGCTATTGCAGCTAACCGCGCAGGAGATCCATATAAGTTTCAAAATATGCAAGTTCCAATTGTTATGCCTCAAGTAGAGTCTGCTCTTGCATATCTCGCCGGTGTATTCTTTACTGGCTACCCAATATTTGGTATTGTTTCTGATCCTTCCAACTCAGATGCTGCACTTCAGATGGAATCTGTAATTGCTGACAATTCAATGCAATACGGATGGTTGCGCCAACTTATCCTGTATTTGCGCGATGGACTCAAGTATAACTTCGGTGCGGTAGAAATTACTTGGGATAGAAAACGAATTTATAGTCTTATAAATGACCCGGCGGCTAATCTTCGTCAAGGTTCCAAAGATGAACTTTTTTACGAAGGAAACAAGCTTAGACGCCTAGATCCATACAATACTATTTGGGATAAGAGAGTAGATCCTGCAAATGTTCACTGTGATGGTGAATTTGTAGGAGACACACGAGTAATGAGTAGAGTTCAGCTTAAGCAACTTATCCTTGATCTTAATCCCCTACTTACTATGAATGCGCGCCAAGCATTTGAATCTGGCACGCCTACTATTACTCTTAATGGTTCTGACTCTTGGTACTACATTCCCCAGGTGAACCCATTCTCCTTTATGGGGTCAGGGCAGAACTATGCAACTACTAATTGGCTATCTTGGGCAATGTTGGATGGCCGTACAGGTAATTCTGCGAGAGATAGTATTGCATATAATAATATGTACGAAGTTACTACTCTGTATGGTAAGATTATCCCCCAAGATTTCAATCTTACAGTTCCTCGGCGTAATCAACCACAGATTTGGAAGTTTATTCTTGTTAATCGCCGCGTTCTTATCTACGTTGAACGACAAACAAATGCACATAATTATTTGCCGGTACTTGTTTGTCAACCTAATGAAGATGGCCTTGGATACCAGAGCAAATCTTTCCTAGATAACGCAATCCCTTTCCAAAGTATGAGTACTTCACTTTGGAATGCAGTAATGGAAGGTAAACGTCGTAGTGTTTATGATCGCCTTCTTTACGATCCAATGCGTATTCGTAAAGAAGATATTGACAAGGTTTCAGCAGTTGCTCGTATTCCTGTAAAGCAAAATGCGTATGGTAAACCTGTGTCTGACGCAGTATACGCATTTCCTTTCAGAGAGGATGGGTCTGCTGGTGATTTACAGATGGCACAGAGTATCAACGATATGGCTGATATTGCTAATGGTCAAAACAAAGTACAACGTGGACAATTCCAGAAAGGAAACAAAACTAGAACTGAATTTGTAGAGACTATGGGTGGTGCTAATTCTCGTCAACAACTTCAAGCTCTTGGTCTTGAATATCAAGTATTTACTCCCTTGAAAGAGATTTTGAAACTTAATATTCTTCAATATCAAAGTACAACTGGTATCTACAATACTAGTGCTAAGAAGAAAGTAGAAATTAAACCAGAAACTCTTCGTGAGATGGCGATGGTATTTAAGGTATCTGATGGTCTGCTTCCTACTGATAAACTTATGAGTTCAGAACTTCTTCAAGTATTTATGCAGACGATTCAAACTAGTCCTCTCATGCAAGCTGAGTTTGACATTATTGGCGCATTTGCATACTGGTGTAAAATCAACGGTGCTCAATGGTTTGAAGATTTTCGTCGTGATCCTGCTGCTAGAGATAAAATTCTTGCTTCTCTAGCTGCTATGCAAAATGCAGGAAAGCCAGACGCAGCTAGACCTCAAAATGCAGCTGCACCTAAACCCGTAATTGGAGCATAAGGACTATTTTTATGCCAAAACAAGTATCTAATCAATTTACTGAGTTTGAATTTACTCAATCAGAGATGTATGCAGCTACTCGTTTTAGTGAATTACAATTGATGTTGATTCAAACATTAGTTGCTAGAGATGCCAAGCAACGTATTTCAATTAACATTCGTCCTAATGATTTGGCGTCTATTCAAGAAGAGGCAGCACTGAAGGGGAGTATTAATGCTATGGAATATCTACTTTCGCTTTATACGGATATTACTATGCCTTCAGCAGAAGAAAGTGGAAAACAAGCAGACCTTCCAGAAGTTAAACTCGTATCTGAATCTCAAAGAGGTAATTAATCATGGCCGGACCGCAAGGTGGTGGTTTTAGTGTTGCAAATATGTTTAGACCAG